ATACAAATGTTGATATGCAAACAGTAGATAGCGCAGAGGGAGGGCTTCGCAATCAATATTATAAAGATTACGGCGTTAGCTTACACCCCGTCGCAAAAGGTAAAAAAGTGGATATGATTGACTTTGTGTGTGATTTACTCGCGCAAGGTCGTTTTTATTATCTTGATATTCCAGAAAATCAAATATTCATCGAGGAACACCGGAAATATCAATGGGATGTCAAAACAGTTAATACAGATAAGCCTGAAGTCATCAAAGAAGACGATCATACGTGTGATGCTTTTCAGTACTATGTAAAAGACAATCTAAGGAAGTTAGGGCTCAAATACTAGGGGGGGGAAACCTTGATTAACCAAATAATCGCAAGCGTGAAAGGAGTGATGCGGAGAATGGGACTATTGAAAGCACTGAAAGATGTAAAAGACCATAAAAAAGTAAATGCTAATGATGAAGATTATAAGTATATTGACATGTGGAAACGATTGTACCAAGGCCATTACGCTGAATGGCATAATCTAAATTACGAACACAATGGCAATCCGGTTAACAGACGTCAATTATCTATGAATTTGCCGAAGGTTACGGCTAAATACATGTCTAAGCTTCTTTTTAATGAGAAAGTGAAAATCAATATTGATGATAAAGCCGCTGAGGAATTCGTGCTTAATGTATTGAAAACAAACGGTTTTACGAAGAACATGGAGCGTTACATCGAATACGGCGAAGCGATGGGCGGTTTTGTGATAAAAGTGTATCACGACGGAAAAAAGAACGTCAAAGTTTCATTCGCGACAGCTGATTGCATGTATCCTCTATCAAATGACAGTGAGAACGTAGACGAATGTGTTATCGCTAATAGTTTTCATAAAAACGATAAATATTATACGTTGCTCGAATGGAATGAATGGCAAGACGATATATACACAGTCACAACAGAGCTATATCAATCTGACGACCCGGACGAACTTGGTGGAAAAGTAAGCTTAAAATTGTTGTTTAATGATATTGAGCCAGTTGTACCATTGCCGAAGTTTACACGTCCAACATTTATTTATATCAAACCTAACATTGCGAATAACAAGAACTTAACTTCACCTTTAGGCATTTCCGTTTATGCTAACGCATTAGACACATTAAAAACGCTTGACTTGATGTTTGATTCATTCTATCAAGAATTTAAATTGGGTAAAAAGAAAGTGTTAGTGCCTTCAAGTTTCGTTAAAACAGCCATTGGATTAGACGGCTCAACCACACAGTATTTCGATTCAACCGATGAAGCATTTTTCCTATATCAAGGTGACCAGGATGCGGACGGTAAATCAGTAAAAGATATATCTGTAGAGATTCGCTCAACTGAGTTTATCGAGTCTATAAACGCAATGCTACGCATTTATGCGATGCAGGTTGGGTTAAGCGCTGGCACATTCACTTTCGATGAAAACGGCTTAAAAACAGCTACAGAGGTCGTAAGCGAGAAGTCAGAAACTTATCAAACTAAAAACAGTCATTCGCAACTAATCGAACAAGGCATAAAAGAAATGATTGTGAGCATTCTCGAGGTCGGGAAATTTATTGAAGCTTATAGCGGCGAAGTAGTAGAGCTAGATACTATTACAGTCGATTTTGACGATTCTATAGCACAAGATGAAGATACAACAATCAATCGTTATACTACTGCTAAAAACCAAGGTATGATACCGCTAAAAATTGCTTTACAGCGTGCTTGGAATATTACCGATGCAGAAGCAGAAGCGTGGAAAGAAGAGATAGAAAAAGATGTACAAGCAGAAATTCCGGGAAATGATTTATCTGGATTGTTAGGCGATATCGAGCTGCCAGATGAAAATGCGAACGGGACATTAGAAGCTAGTGCTGTCGCAGGCGAAACTATTCAAGAGGTGTCATTAAACGGCGCTCAAATAACTTCATTAGTTAATATAGTTCAATCGGTTGCTAAAGGAGAACTTCCTTATAATTCCGCACTTGAAATGATCGTTGCAGCGTTTCCGTTTGACGAAGAAAAAGCGAGAAAAATCTTAGCTGATGCAGGGAATGGGTTTGTTATTACAGAGAAGGAAAAGACCTCTAAAAAGGAAGTGGATTAGATGGCACTGACTCCGCGGCAACTCGACTTATTTGTGCAGCCGGTCGTTGATGTTTATACAGGTTTAGAAAATGAATTGTTCACTCTTATTGTTCGGCGATTGAAAACAAAGAAAAATATCAGTGCTGACAATGTGCTGGCTTGGCAAATAGAAAAACTTAATCAAGTTCACGCATTAGATCAGCAAATGCTAAATAAAATTTCCAAAGCTTCCGGTGTATCAGCTAAGAAGCTTTTTTCTATTGTCAAAGATGCGGGATACAGCGATTTAAAACAAGTAGATAACTATTTCAGCAAATTAGCTGAAGCGGGTGCTGTGTTGCCGCTCGTGGGTGACGGGCAAACGATAGTCGATAAAGTAATGAGAAGTTATTTTAAGTTAGCAGAAAGTAACTATAATCGCGTCAATCAAACGATGTTATCGCAAGCAAGACAAATCTATTCAGATATCATTCACGAAACCACACAGAGCGTTCTGGCTGGTTTAAAAACACATAGACAAGCATTAGCTGAAACAGTAACTAAATTCGCTGAAAATGGTGTTCCTGCACTTGTAGACAAGGCAAATAAAAGGTGGACACCTGAAGCTTACGTCCGGACTGTTACAAGGACAACGGTTAACAGTGTTTATAACAGCGTTGAAGATGAGCGAATGAATGAATATGATGTTGATTTAGTGCGTATTTCGCAACATGTAGGCGCACGTCCAACATGTTCACTTGTTCAAGGTAAAGTTATCTGTTTGTTATCTGTTGAAGAAACAAAAACGAAATACGGCAATAAATACATGTCTATTTATTCACCGGAACTCAGATATGGATACGGCGATGGTGTTTTCGGCTGTAATTGCCGTCATCATCGTTTCCCGTTCGTTGAGGGCATTAACGTAGCGCCAGAAGATAGTGAGTTAATAGACGAAGAAGAAAACAAACGCGTTTACATGTTGAGTCAGCAACAACGTTTAATGGAACGAGACATAAGAGCGTCTAAACGCAAATTATCAGCTGCCGAAGAGCTCGGCGATGAACTGGCAGTTAAAAAAGCGAAACAGGCTGTTAGAACGAAACAAAGCAAGCTAAGAGCATTTGTAAACACACATAAATTAACAAGGCAATACAGCAGAGAACAAGTATATGCCTAATATTCGACCTGTTCGGAAGTCGTAAAAAGACGGCTCTCGCGGTCGTTGCCGCGTAAAAATATCGAAGGAGGAACGAAAATGCAAAGAGAATATCTAAAAGGTTTGGGCTTGGAGGATGAAGTCATTAATAAAGTGATGGCTGAAAATGGTAAAGATGTTACAGCTGCTAAGCAACAATTATCTGAGGTGGAAGCAGAGAGAGACGGCTTAAAAAGTCAGCTGACACAACGGGACAAGGATATTGACGATTTGAAAAAGAATTCTGGTACTGGCGAAGAATTGAAAAAACAAATCGAGGACTTACAGCAAAAAAACAAAGATTTAGAGTCTGATTACCAGTCTGAAATTGCCGAAACAAAGAAAAATTCAGCTATTGAGCTAGCGCTTGCTGGTGCAAAAGCGAGAAATCCAAAGGCGGTAAAAGCGCTTTTAGATAACGACAAACTAGAACTAACAGACGAAGGTCTGAAAGGCCTTGATGAACAGCTGGGAGCATTGCAGGAAAGCGATGCTTATTTATTTGCTCAAGAAAGTGAAAAGGTTCCAAAATTCGGATTTAGTGGTAATCCGAAGGCGCCAGCTGGTTACGACGGTTCATTAAAAGAAAATTTAAAATCAGATTCATTTAATTTAACAAAATTTTTAACGGAAAAAGGAGAGAGTGAATAATGGGAAATGAAATCACAAAATTATTAGACGTTGTAACACCAGAGGTTTTTAATGCGTACATGGATAACTTCACATCTGAAAAATCAGCAATTATCCAATCAGGAATTGCAGTTGCTGACCCAAGCGTTGCACAAAATATCACAGCGGGCGGATTACTTGTTAATATGCCGTTTTGGAACGATTTAGATGGTGAAGACGAAACTTTAGGTGACGGTGAAAAAGGACTAGAAACAGGGAAAATCACGGCTAGCGCTGACATTGCAGCTGTAATGTATCGTGGTCGTGGCTGGTCAGTCAATGAACTTGCGGCGGTCATCTCGGGAGACGACCCTTTGAATGCTTTAATGGGGAAAATCGCTTCTTGGTGGATGCGTCGTGAGCAAACTGTACTAATTTCCGTGTTAAATGGACTATTTGCTAAAAACGGTGCATTAGCGAGCTCTCACTTGCTATCAAAACCAACATCTGCAATTTCGGGGAATTTGGTATTAGATGCAAAACAATTACTCGGGGATTCTGCAGATCGTTTAAACTTAATGGTTATGCATTCAGCAGTGTATACAGCATTGCAAAAACAAAACTTAATTGCATTTATCCCAAATGCTCGGGGAGAAGTTAATATCCCGACTTATTTAGGATACCGTGTAGTTGTAGATGATGGAGTACCTTCCACAGGAACAGGCGCAGCAAAAGTATATACATCGTATTTATTCGCAACTGGTTCTATCGGAAGAAACACAGGTAACCCAGCTAAGTTAACAACTTTCGAAACGGCTCGTGATGCATCCAAAGGTAATGACCAAGTATTTACTCGACGTGCTTTCACCATGCATCCATATGGAGTTAAATTTAAAAATGCTGTTCGTGATGCTAACGAAATCACTCCGACGAATGCAGACTTAGCGAAAGCTGGAAACTGGGAAAAAGTTTACGAAGATAAACAAATCGGTATTGTTGGTATTCAACATTTAGTTGAAGAATTGCCAGCTGGCGGGGCTTGATAAAAGGGGGCGAATATTATGCCTTACACAACACTGGAATTTTATACTAATGAATACGCTGGGGAGCATTTGGAACAGGATGAATTTGACAAATTGTTAAAACACGCTGAAAGAAAAATCGATTCAGTGACATTTTATCGAATTCGAAAAAGCGGAATTGAGTCATTCAGTGAATTTATTCAGCATCAAATACAGTTAGCTACTTGCAACCAAATCGAGTATTTCAAAGAGGCGGGCGGAACAAGTGAGCTAGCTGTATCTAAGCCGGATAATGTGAGCATCGGAAGAACTTCTATTAGTGATAGTAACTTTGCATCAACTGCAACATCACTCAATAGCGGGCTGATTGGAAGCGACGTGAGGACGTATTTAGCTCCCACAGGCTTGCTTTATAGCGGGGTAGGTGTTCGCTAATGAAAGTAGCAAAACCGATAACAAATGCCCCTCCGTTACCTCTTGACTGGCTAATTCATAACATTAGCTATGAAGCGTACAAAGAAGAAGATAGACATAATCAAGTCGTTTATGAAAAAGGCATTGAGATTGAACATGTTCGTGTTGATTTCTCAAAATCAAATCAAATCGCGGGATTGTCTGATAGTGATAGATATGATGCGGTTATTTTTATTGATGCGGTGAACAGCATGAACATGCCAAACGATTTTATAAGTAGATCGAGAATTTTTTTCTCTGGAAAAGCTTATAAGATTGTTAAAGTTATACCTTGCTATGCGACTTCTAATAGCGTGTATCATTGGGAAATCGAGGTGGTTTGATGCCGATTAAAGTACGTGTGGACCTCTCAAAAGCAAAAGGGAGCGTAAAAAAGGCGAAAGAAAGAGGTCAGTTTGCTTTAATTAATCAAGCGGCCGCTGATATTGCACCTTATGTCCCCTTTTTGGAGGGTGATTTATCAAATCAATACGTTATTATGAACGACAAAGAAATAATGTGGACATCTATTTATGCGCGGAGACTCTACAACGGAATAAACTTCAATTTCACACTCACACATCATCCGTTAGCTGGTCCTAAATGGGACCAACGTGCAAAAGTAGATAAGCTAGAAAGTTGGATAGAAGTAGCGCAAAAAGCGGTTGAGGAGGGATTATAATGTCATTAGATTTTTTGGACAGTGTCATGGATGCTATCGAAAACAACGTCGATTTAAAAGATATGAAATTAAGAACAGCGATATTAAAACCCGAGTCAATCGCTTTGCTGCTGACTCCAAATAACGATAAACAAGGTTATCAAGACGGCTCTTATGAGCGGTCTTTTTCTTTTAACCTAAACGGCTCTAGCAAGCAAGAAATGAAAGTTTTAAATGTGTTGAATGCTATTACTGCTTATTTTGATAACACAGAATTAGAAAGCATTCAGAGCTTAAATAACAGCTTTGTGCTAGAAGACAAAGAAACAACTAGTGTGCCGAACCTCGTTTCTGCTAGTGACGATGGAACGTTTATTTATAGCGCTAGTTTCAAAATCAAATTATATATTGAAAGTGAGGAAAAATAAAGATGAGAATTAAAAACGCAAAAACGAAATATTCTGTTGCTGAAATTGTTACTGGTGCAGGTGAACCGGATTGGAAACGACTATCCAAATGGATTACAAACGTGTCTGACGATGGTTCGGACAACACGGAAGAGCAAGGCGACTATGACGGTGATGGCAACGAAAAAACGGTTGTGCTAGGTTACTCAGAAGCTTACACATTTGAAGGGACACACGATCGTGAAGATGATGCACAAAACTTAATTGTCGCTAAACGTAGAACGCCAGAAAATCGCGGGATTATGTTTAAAATCGAAATTCCAGATACCGAAACAGCTATCGGTAAAGCGACTGTTTCGGAAATTAAAGGCTCCGCGGGTGGCGGCGATGCTACAGAATTCCCAGCGTTTGGTTGCCGCATCGCTTATGATGAAACACCTACGGTTACAAAACCCTGAGGAGAGCCCGTCCAGCGTCGAAGTGGACCACAATACAATTACCGTTAAAGTAGGAGAAACATTTACTATTAATGCTTCTGTATTGCCAGTGGGAGCTAGTCAAGAAGTAACTTACACTTCATCTAATCCACCGAAGGCAAAAATCAATAGCGTGGGTACAGGTGAAGGCGTAGCAGAAGGAACAGCAAACATAACAGTTGCATCTAAAGAAAGTACTTCTATCAACAAAGTAGTACAAGTAACAGTAGAAGCAGCAGATTAATAAATGAAGCCCTTACGTTTATAGTAGGGGCTTTTAAATTGGAGGAAATCATACATGGCACAAAATAATGTAATCAATATTCAATTAGAAGAATCATATCAAGAGTTTCAACTTGGCACGGAACTGTTTAGAGTCGGTTTAGGTGATGAAATGCGCCGCAAATGGATTGAAGCAGATGAGAAGTACAAGAAGAAACTGGAAAAGTTAAATAAATACAACATTGATAATACAGACGAAATGAGTTCAGAAGATTATTTTGCTTTAGAAGAAGATGTTAAAGAAGCTTTAACTGAAGCGTATGCAGTTTTATTAGACGACGAAGAAGCATTCTCTAAATGTTACAAGCAATGCAAAGATATTTTAAAAATGTATCAAGTATACGATCAAGTTGCAGAAAGTATCGTTGGTTCAGTAGAAAAACAACAAAATGAAATTCAAAAGAAATATAAAGCAAAAATGACAAAAAAAGCGAAGTGATTTAAATGCTTTCGCTCGCTTTTGGAGTTAATGATATTTACGAATACGAAGGGAAAGAATATAAGCTCGATTTAGCTTTTGACAACGTTCTAAGAGTGATTGATTTAACGGAAGATAATAGTTTGTCTGATGTGTTCAGAGCTAACCTCGCAATTGATGTGCTTTTTGCTGATGATATGCCTTGGCCACGTTCAAATGAGGAAGACGAATACGCGAATATTGAAGAAAAATCACTGGTACTTATTGATATTTTCACTAATTATATTGTTAAAGAAAATGATGATGGTCTGCTTTATGATATCGACGGAAACAAGATGCCAAGCGCTACAAACAACAATGACGATGCGGAAGAAATTGCTTCATATTCGTTAACGCAAGATGCGGATTATATCTACGCTTCTTTTTTACAAGACTACAATATTGATTTATTAGATAGTCGAGGGAAAATGCACTGGTATAAGTTTAGAGCATTGTTAGAAAGTTTGCGTGATGATACAACAATTAAAACGATAATCGGCATTAGGCAAGCGGAATTACCTTCTGGGAAAGGAACAGAAAAAGAACGAAACGAATTAATTAAACTGAAAAACAGATATAAGTTAAAAGATTAGAGGTGAGAACATGAGCGATGGATCAGTAGTAATTGAGATTAGTTTAGACGATAAAAAAGCAGATAAACAACTTGATGCGTTTGAAAAAGATTTGGCAAAAGCAGGAACAAACGCTGGGGCGGCATTAGATAAAGCATACAGAGAAGCAGTGTCTGATATTGCTAGTCAATCAAAACGATTAAAAGACACATTTGTTAATGCGTTTAAAAGCATGGGAAACGCAGGCTCAAATGCTTTAAAAGCTAGTTTAAACTTTATACGTGAGTTACCTTCTAATGTACAAGCGGCACTATCTAAACTTGCATCCACTGTAAAAACTGGATTCGTAAACGCTGCTAAAGCATCTATTACAGCGGTTAAAAATCTTGGAACGAGTATCAAAAACACAGCAGTTAATATCAAAAACGGCTTCTTTTCAATTGCTAAGACAGTACAAAGTAGTATTGTGTCAGCTGTTAAAATATCAATTAATGTCATTAAATCCATCCCCGGCGCAATTAAAAGCGCTGGAATCAGTATTAAATCCGCATTAGTAAGTAGTTTACAAGCAGCTAAATCGGCTGCTATTTCTTTTGCTCAAACTACTGTAAAAGTTATTAAAAGTATTCCAGGAGCTGCTAAAACAGCGGCTACAGCAGTGAAAAACAGTTTCGTAGTAGCTTACAAAGCGGTGGTAGTTGCTGCTTATATGAGCGTAAAAGGAACTATTAGCGCTGTGAAAGCTATTCCTAGTGCTACAAAATCAGCAGCGTTAGCAGTAAGTAGCGCAATGAAAACAGCTTTTAGCGCTGTAGCAAGCGCGGCGAAAACGACAGGAACAACAGTGAAATCAGCATTAAAAACAGGCTTTAGCGCTGTGAAATCCGGAGCTAAAGCGGCTGGCCAAGCTGGTATTTCAGCATTAAAAGGCCTAGGGAATATTGCAAAAAGCACTGGTTCGTTAATTAAAAGTGGATTAGTAAGCGGATTTAACGCAGCGAAAGCGGCGGCGAAAGGTGCAGGCGCCGGAATGCGTGAAGCGCTTAAAAATTCAGTTGAAAAGCCCGCCGAACAAGCTCGCTTTAGTATTCTCAGATTAGCAGCAGCGTTCGGATTAATTGCAGCAACTAAAAATGTTGTGGGTAGCGCTATTGGTCGAGTTGATACGATTGATACTGCAACTAAATCGTTAACAGTCCTTACTGGTTCAGCAAAAGATGCGCAACTAGTTATGACAGACCTTACAGCGGCTATCGATGGTACACCAATTGCGCTCGATGCCGTCGCTTTAGGCGCTAAAAAAATGGTTGCGGCAGGCATGAAAGCGGCGAATGTAAAACCTGTATTCACCGCTATTGCTGACGCTGCCTATGGTGTCGGAAATGGTTCAGAATCAATTGACCAGATGACAGATGCTATCTCAGCATTACAAGCGTCTGGTGTTGCTTATGCAGACGATATTAACCGCTTAGTTGACGCGGGTGTTCCTGCTTGGCAAATTTTAGCGAATTCGACTGGTAAATCTGTTGGAGAAATGAAGAAATATGTTTCCGAGGGATCATTAGAATCAACTAGAGCTATTGCAATGCTAACAAAAGGTATCGAAGAAGGAACAACAGGAATGGCTGGGAACACGGCTAAAATGGCAGGTCTAGCAAAAACAGCAGGTAACACTATCAGCGGTTCATTTGCGAACATGAAAACGGCAGCTGTTAAGAGTCTTGCGAATATCGTAGAAAACCTAAAAGGTCCGATAATTCAGGCGTTAGACGTTGCTAAAAACGCATTCAAACAGTTTGCGGCAGTAACAGCAAGCCCAGAATTCCAGAAAAAACTTTCTGATTTAATTCAGAAAATAAAAGAGTTTATACCTGTTTTGATTGAGTGGGCACCACTATTGGCAAAAGTTGCCGCAGGATTTGTAGCTTTTAATATTATTAGTAGCGTATTTTCAAAAGTAGCTAAACTAGCAGGAGCGATAAAAAGTTTGACGTCTAGCGGGTCACTACTTTCAGTTGTAGCTAATACAATTAAAGGGTCATTCGTTAAATTAGTAGGAACACTCGGCTCAACAACTGCTGCTTTTGGCGTTGTTGTTGCGGCGGTTGGCGCAGTAATAGCTGTTATCTATGGAATGTATA